CTGTTAAAAAGGGTGATTTTTATAGAACAAAGCTTTCATATGCTACTTCAGGATACGGTCTTAAATTATATGAGACTCTGCTAAATGAAGTGACAAAAGCTGGATCTCGGCTTGCTCCCGACAGTACTATTTCAAGCGCTGCTACTAACCTTTGGAAAGGTTATTATTCAAGATCTGATGTTGATAAAAAATTATTAGATTACAAGGATTGGAATAATAAAACAGGTAAGTTTAAAACTACTCCGGCAAAAGACATAGAACAGCTTAAATCAACTTGGCCACCAAAAACAGATTTAGACTGGGCATTGCAACATAGCTATAGAAAAACATCACTTGAAGCTAATGATAAAAATATTATTCGATCAAAGAAAAAACTTGATCCATCGTATGAAGGAAAAGAAGCTGTAAAGAGTGCATTTACTCGTTTCGCTTCTGGTGGCAATGTTTTCGGAGAAGGAAATCAAGATACTGTTCCCGCTATGCTCACGCCGGGCGAATTCGTAATTAATAAAAAGTCTGCTGATGCAATTGGATATTCTAATTTAAGTAGAATGAATAGTGTGGGTAAATATGCCGATGGTGGACCAGTTGGTGTTCAGCATTTATCGTCGGGCGGTAGATTGAATTATGGAAGCAAAGTAGGCGCGGCTGGAAACATACCATCATCTTCAGCAGCCAATCAAGCTGTAGGTAATGTAGCACAATCTGCTAATGGATTATCTAAAGCTACAAATCAAATGACTAATGATGTTGCAAAAACTAGTCAATCATTTGAAAATATCGCTAACAAGGGCGGAATGATTTCTCAAAGTTTTGCAATAGTTGGGGGAGCTTTGACTTCTTTTGCTGGGCAGTTATTAGAAAGTGATAAAGCGGCAGCGGCATTTGTAAGTGGCTTTGGCGCATCCTTCGCTACATTCCAAGTACTTTCAGAACAATTAGCCTCTATTCCTAAAAATATTAAAGGTGACGCTCTAAGTCAAAAATTTACCAAACAAAAGCAAGAAGTTCAAGATAACAAAAACTTAAACGACAAGCAAAAAGCAGCAGCGATAAGTGTAATTGAAGGCCAAGAATCAAAAGCGATGAATCGATTCGCTAAACAAGTTTCAATAGCTGATGGGGCAATTTTAGGGTTCTCTACTGCTATGGCATTAGGAAATGCTCAAGTTCAATACTTTGCAGAAAAGGCAAAAATCGCTGGCGATCAATTAAAAACCACTATTGATAAACTAAAAGAAGATAGCAAATCAGTTACCCCTGAAATGCTTGAAAAGCAATATAGCAATGTCTTTACTAGTAGTGCAAAAGCAAGTACATTAAGCAATGCAATTAATGGTCAAAAGGGTATGACTAGTATTGCCACTAAAGCTGGAAGTGGTGCTTTGGCTGGAGGGTTGGCTTTTGGACCCCTCGGCGCAGCGATTGGTGGTTTAGTCGGCGGCATGACTGGTCTTGGTCAAGCTGTAGCTCAAGGTACGTCTAATTTTGAAAATATAAAGGGTGTTATAGCTGGTGTGAGCAAATCGTTCTCTACTTCAATATATACAAGTATTGTTGCTTTAGGTAAATTTAATAAATTTATTGGCGATATAGATAAAAAATCTACAAAAGAAGTTGAAACTTTTACTAGCAATATAATTGAAGCATATGTAAATTCTAATAAAAATTTAATAGATGCGCAAGTTAAACTTATTAATAGTTTGGGAGATTCTAGTACACAATCAGAAGCTTTTAAAGATCAATTAAATATAGCTAGAAATTCAATTGACGATCTTGGCAAAGCCATAATTCAATTAAATGCTAATTTATTTTCTAGGACAGCGAAAGAAATTAGCAATCGTGCAGCGGTTGGCACAGGTTCTGAAAAAATTATTGAAGAAACCGCTGCGGAAAAATTTCGAGGCGAAAAGGGCAAATTTGGAAACGATGCTATGGTGGAAGCTCAGGCCCGCGCTAAATATGAACCTATGTTGGTTAAAGCAAAAAGAGATTTGGCTAAGACAAAGCTGGGGCAAAATGGTCGTTTGACTGAACCAAGTGAAGCAGAAATTACAGCAGAATTGCAGGCAGATCTCAACAGAAAGCCACATGAGAAACAAAATTATGATAATAATGCTTTGTCAAATTCAATTTTTGGCGGAGGAAATATAAAGAAAGAAAATAGCGTAGTTGGCAAACAGCAAACTCTAGATGTTTTAAATTTTCAAAAAAGCTTAACAGAGATAGAACTGCAAGCATTAAAACAAGCTAGATCAATGGAAGAAGAAATGAGAGCCAGAGAAGAAATAATTGGTTCACTCCAGAAACAGCTTGCTCTGCAAATTGGTATTGAAAATTTTACAGCGTCCCTTACTCGCGTAGCAGATAAAGTTACAGCTATTGATGCCGCATTTAACAATACTGTATCTGGGTTAAAATCATCTATTCCAAATATTAAAGTGTTTGATCTTCTTAAGCCAGTTGGTCCAAATTTAATTGCATTCAACCAAGGATTGGAAAAAATAAGAGCATTAACTCCAGCAAATGTGGGTAAAGGTAATAATATAGGCGCATTGATGGCGAATAATTTAATCGACACGAAGACAGTTTCGTTAGGATTAAAATCTATGCTTGAAAGAGCCAGTATAGGCAAAGAGCTTGACCCAAATAAAATGGTACAAGCCTTGCTTGGAACCAATGCTAGCGGAGTGGTTGGACGGGCTTTAGAAGATATTATTAATGAAACTATTAAACCTACTGGCGGCGATGTAAATACTGAACAAACTAGTTTAAACACCGAGGCGGGCCGTAAGAAAATAATTGAGGCATTTGAAAAATTTGCTTCAGAATTAACCGAGAAAAGCAAAGCTATTATCCAAGCCCTCACAGAGCAAGAACAGCAACAAAGGGCAATCCTAGATAAAATTAATGAATCTCGTCAAAAGCAACTTGAATTACAATTAGAAGAAGTTAGTTCATACGAAAGATATATTGCAGCAGTTGCCACTGCTAGAGGAAAAGAATTAAGTTTAGCAGAAAAGAACGCTTTTAGATTTGAAAAACAAGCCAGATTAATTGGCAATCTCGCAGGTGATGTAGATGCAATTGGTCAAAAACTTCTAAGCGCAAGGGCTGGACAATTAAAATCTAGCGACCCAATGGCGCAAAGGGGCTTTACAGAAGCTGCTAATCGTAGTGAACAAGCTTTAAAAATGCTTGCCAATCAAGCCGATAGAACTTCGGATGTCTTGTCTGAGATTAATAAAATCAAGGCGCAGCGAGAAGGAATTAGAGATTTTGCAAAAGAATTTGCCACAGGGACCAATGAAGATAGGCAAAATATAGAGAAGAGTATTCAATCTGCTATGAAAGTTGCCTCTGCCGGATCTTTTGAAGCTGTTCCTCAAGATCAAAGAAAGTCTGCTGATTCAGTATTTGAAAAATTTAAAGACCTTCCGATATTCAATGGAATGACCGGAAGACAGGCCCAGAACAAATCTATTGCCGGATCAATTCGCGCGGCTGGTGGCAATGAACAAGTCGCTAAGATGATTGAGCAAGACACTTCTTCTCCAGAAGAAAAACTAATTGATGAACTTAGAAGAATATATGAAGAAGAGAGCAAGGCTAGAGAATATCTATCTGCACAGGAAAATGTACGACAAGATGCATTAATAAGTGCCTTGCAAGAAAATGTATTAGCTACTCAGCAGCTTACTGCTACATTGCAAAATGAATTTGCAAATATGAAAGCTAATCAAGGCAAGGGTGGATTTAAACCAATTAACATAACTGATATTGACGATGCAATTAAAAAGGCTACAGAAAGATTAAATGCTTACACTGCTGCAATATCAACTGCGGCCACGGCTTTACAAAAGCAAATTAATGCAGTTATCTTGGCTTTTCCCGTGCCGCCTCCGGGAATTTTAGATGGTATAATGGGAGATTTCGCAGGTGCTGTAAATTTTGTTACTGGTAAATTAGACACTCTTGGAACTAACATAGATAAATTTTTAAATTTTGTATTTGGAGGAGGCGGAGGCGGAGGTCAGGGGGCAAATGCAGCTAATCCGCCAGTTAAGCCGGGGGCAAATGCAGCTAATCCGCCAGTTAAGCCGAAAGCAGAGTCTACTGGTGGCATCATTTATCGTGCCAGAGGTGGAGATATCAACTCGCATCCGGGCGGACCAATGGGGACAGATACAGTTCCTGCATGGTTAACTGAAGGTGAATTTGTAGTCAATGCCAAAGATACTAAAAAGAATCGTGGATTACTAGAAGCTATAAATTCAGGCAATACTAATGCTATGCATCGCGCGTATGGCGGGGCAATTTATCGTGTTGAAGGTGGACCAGTTGGAGGAATGCCAGCAGATTCCGGAGCTAGAATCGTTGCCGCTGGAATGACCAGACAAGAAATATGGGAAAAGTTTGGATCTTTAAATAGTTCAGAATTATCTAAAGCTTTAATGTCATCAGGGACAGATAGCGCAACGAATATTCAAATTCGCAATATACTAGGCACTATAGCAAAAGAAAAAACAAATTCTAGTAAGATTGCTAAAGACAATAAAAAGGATGTAGATCAAGGCGTTGGTCTCGCTGGTTATGTTCCAGAATCACGGGGCGATTTTATACAAGGATTTTGGTCCGCTAGATCGGGTGATCTTGGGTCATCAAATGACATCTCAGAGATGGTTAGATCTGCGGGAATTGGACTTGGCGATTCTACAAGATGGATAGCAGATATACCCGCTATGGCGGCAGATTTAACCGCTAGACAATTTGGCGTTGAAGGAAACTACGGAGGGCAGCTTGTTGACATGCTTGTAAAAAATACCTTTGGAAGTAATCCTCAAAATCAATCCGCACATATTTTTGGTAAAGCTGTTGGGTATGGATTGCAGGGTACTGCTGGTGCAGGCACTAAGGGGGCGGCGGCAAAGGGCTTTATATTCGAAGCCGGAACGTCTGCTGTGTCAGATTCTCTTAGATCAGGTCAATATGATAAACTTGCTAATATGTTTGATTTAGGTTTAATGGGTATTAATTTAACATCTTTATATAAAAATATTAAACACATTAAACAATTACGAAAAATTAATAAAGAAGGTATATCTCTAAATGCAATACCAGAAGATATACAAAATATAATATATACCAGTACTAAAACATATAATAATGATTCAGAATTAGTGCGTCATGCGAATATATCAATGAAAGATAAAGGATTTGATAAAGACATCACATATGTCACTGAAGGACTATATGATAAAGCCCAATCGAATGATGTGGTTGAGATAATATGGAGGTTAAATCAATCCAAGAAAACGGGAAATCCCGTAGATCCTTTAACATTAAAAAGTATAGATCATGTTAAGAATACAGATCCAGATCTGTATGATCTAATTAAATTTAGATCTGGATATGGTCAATACTTAGAAGATCCGATTATGAAAAGAGCCACGTTTGATCCTATTAAAACATTACTAGGAGGCGAATCAGGATTTAGTGACGCTAAAGGTTCTGTAATTGCTTCAAAGAAACCTATGTTTAGAGGCACAACTATTGAGCATGAATTCACACATGATATCATTAAAGGCTTAATGTATAATATTATTATGAAAAAAAATGATTTGGAAGGCGCATCCAAATACGTCAATAATCAAATGAAAGAGTTTATAACTACAGATAAAGACGCTCAAAAAATGCTTGGATATTTGAATAGATTAAAAAAGACTGGTAAAGTTTCTTACAATTCTAAAGATATACTTGGTACTAAAACTTCTGGAGGAGTATATGGAACAGACGAATTTTTAAACCTTCAGGAATTTTTTACAAGTGTTGCTGAATTAAGAGGCAAAAGCTATTATGCTACATCAAAGCCTAATTCGGTATTCACAAATTTATCTAAAATGATGAGTCCGTATGATGATATGTATAAATTTGTAGATGAAGTAATGGGTGAAAAATCTTTAAATTTTATAAAAGGATTGGCGAGAGATGTTGATGTTAATTTTGATGATTATATAAAACCAGCAGTATCAGAAACTAAACCTAAAACTAAAAGTACAGGTGGCGTAATCTATCGCGCCAGCGGTGGAGATATCAATTCTCATCCCGGAAAACCTAGAGGTACAGATACGGTTCCTGCATGGCTAACCGAAGGCGAATTTGTAATTAACGCTAAGCAGACTAAAAAGAATCGCAGCCTACTTGAGAAGATTAATTCAGGTAATTTAAATGGTGAAGCTGAATATCATGCAGATGGTGGACGTGTAGGATATTATCAAATCGGCGGACAAGTAGATAATAGCACCATAGGCATTCCAGCGAAAGGAACGCAAGCGGATCAAGATAAAGCTCGGTTAAGAGGGATGATAATTAATAAAATGCAAAACTTTTTGACAAATCAATCTGTCGAAAAAACCAAGGAGACTGAGGCTATTACATGGGATGAAATGGGGATCTTAAAACGTGACCATTTAGATCTTGATACATGGCTATATGATGAGTTAAAACAGGCTGGTTTTGATATAGGCGAATTTCAAGGATTCAGTGCATATGCTACAACTAGATCAAATAAAAATGGCGTCCTAGGATTTACTGGACCTGTGAAAGCCGCAAAAGCAATATTTGAAAAATTACAACAACAGTATCTTGAATTACCATCGCCTGACGGTACTGTGGTAGATATAGCAGCTATTAGCGATAGAATTGCGGCTGGACAAGGCGGTAACGCCAATCAAGCAAAGCCAAATAATAGACGAGCAAAACCAAATGACACTGGGGGTAATTTAGGTGGAACAACCGATGAATACAAGAATAGTATTCGCGATTATTTGCTTAGTATTTCTGAAGATAAAAAAATTACAAATGGCGAAAATGCAAAACTTAAAAAAATGGCCGATGGTCTTAGAAAAGTAGAGCCTAATTTTAAATTAAGCAAAGACAGTATAACAGAAGCGGCGTATCAAAAATATCTTGAAGCTCTTAATAATCCTGCTAATGGTAATGCCAATGCCAATGCTAACACTAGTAAGGATTTAAAAGCCCGTGCAAATTATCTAATGGATATTGCTATGCAAAATGGCAGGGATAATGGCGTTATAACTCAAAATCAGGCGAACGCCATCCAACAAGTTGCAGATGAAATTAGACAGACTGAGCCTAATTTTAAACTTAGTTCAGATCCTGTTACGAAAGATACACACTCTGCATTTAAAAAAATGATTGAAGAATTGTTTAGATCTCAACAAAACGACACTGCAAAAAAGGGAGCTTCATTTAAGAAAAATGCATATGCAAATGCTTTTTCTGCTATTGATGATTATAAAATTACTCAACGCGAATATAATTCTATAGATAGAATGATAAGAGCGGCTCAAAAAGAAGACCCATCATTTGATTTTTACAATCCTCGGATGCAAGATTTTGGTGATCAAACGCCAAGATATAAAGACACTGCCGACCAATTAAAAAGACTATGGCAAAATCAAGGTGGCAAACCTTTTTATTTTCCAAATAATCAAACAGATAGAAATGCAGGATATGTTTATGATTCTGCCTCTGGAAAATGGGTTCGTGGAAAATATGCACAAGATCGCGATAATAATCCAAGAAATGCGGGAGATACAACGGTTAGAGGGCTAGATGAAGCCAATGAAAGAGATTATAAAATCGCTAGAGAAACAGGAGCGTACAGCGCGGAACAGCTATTGGCATTAAGACAGCGAATGTTAGAAGAACAAGGGGGTGGTCGTCCAGCTTACCTCCATGCCGCTGGAGGAATGATTTATCGTGCTGGCGGGGGTTCTATCTTCCAACCTAAAGGTACAGATACAGTGCCAGCCATGCTCACTCCGGGCGAATTCGTAATGAAGAAAAGCGCCGTGGATAAGCATGGGCTTGATTTAATGAATCAATTAAATAGCGGAGGACCAGTAGAGTATCGCGCTGGTGGCGGCGGCGGCAATAGCGCGCAAATTATTGCAGCTAATCGGGCATTAATGCAACGAAGATTGCAAATGAATCAGAATGTTCAAAATGGAATGAATCCGGCTCAAGCTGCAATGGGAATGCTTAATCAAAATAACCAAAATCAAAATCAAAATCAAGATAATGGTGCGGGTGATTTAAAGGCCCAATTTGATGAGTTTAAGAAAGCTTTGCCAGTTGCCCAAATGGAAAAATTTGCTCAAATTCTTAACACGCTTGAGCAAGCTATAGGCAATCTTGGTGGCGAATTTGTTACAGTTACTCAAGAGTTTGGTCCTTTTATGGATCATATGGGTCGCATGGTACAGGGTATGAAAACTACGACTATTACCAAAGTACCTCAAGGCAATGCCTTGCAACAAATGGGTATCGGCAATGGACAAAATCAAATGCAAGGGGGCATGAATAATCCCATACCTTTATTGCAAAGAGAAGTAAATATACTTTCTCAAATGCTTGAAATTATGATGAATGGTGGCGGAGGAGGAAATGGATTTGCTGTTGGTGGTGTTGTTAGAGGGTTTGCGGGTGGTGGTGACGTTGGAAATATCTTCAAACCAAAGGGAACAGATACTGTTCCAGCAATGCTTTCACCGGGCGAATTTGTTATAAGAAAAAGTGCTGTAGATAAAATTGGCACAGATCAACTACATGCCATAAATAGGGGTGTTGGTGGATATGTTTCTTATCTTGCTGATGGGGGAATTCCGGGAATTGGTTTATCTGCTCCGGGCGGCAAAGGCTACTGGACATACAATCCTCAAAATTTCAAAGAAGGAAAGAAAGATAAATCATTCTTCGGGCAGCTTGGAACCAACTCAAATAATCTTGGCGGAATGGGTGGCCTTACAGGATTTGATAAATCTTTCTACGCCAAGGCAACAAATCCATTCTATGATATGATGAGTGATGATTCTTACTTTGGCAGATCTACAGCTTTTGGAGGCTCGCCGTTTGGACAGGGAATGTCGCCACTGGGCGATTTAACATCAGTAAAATATAATGCTAAAGGTGGATTACAAAGATCGCTTCCCGGATCTATCGACAATAGAAAAAAAGAAGATCCAGCAACAGCAATGGGAGGACTTCCATCAAGCAATCCATATAACATGGGAACAGTAGCAGCGCCAGCAGCAGACTATGCATTTGGAGTTGGAATTGGACCACAAGGTGGATCTGGATTAAGTTATAATAATGACTATAGTGATATATCTAAATTCTTAAATCCATATGGTATGCAAAATAATGGATATGGAAACGGTATCCAAACTGGAGAAGTTTCATTAGATCAGATGTATCAGAATATGGCAAATCAAAAGTTAATGACTGGCGATAATAGCTATACCCCTATGGGCAATCTTATAAATTACACTCCGGGCCAATCTCCATCTGAAGTTGGCAATTCGATGATGCAGCAATACATGTATGGTCCTGAAGCCCGTATGAGAAGATATGCTGACATGATGTCCAATTCTCTCTCGCAGAGATACATGAATAACATGTTTAATTTTTGGAATCCCCAGCAGCCTGAAGAAAAAGAACCAGAAAAGAAAGCCACTGGAGGACTTGTTTATCTTGCTAAGGGTGGAAATTTAAATCCAAACTTATATAAGAATGAAACAACATACGACAAGTTATTAGGTAGCATGTATGGCAATAATGGTATTCAAACGGGTGAAGTATCATTAGAGCAAATGTATCAAAATATGGCCAACTATAAACTAATGACTGGTGACAATAGCTACACTTCAATGGGTAATGTCGTAAACTATGCGCCGGGACAATCACCATCTGAAGTCGGCAATGCTATGATGCAGAAGTATATGTATGATCCTAGTAATAGAATGCGCCAATCAAGTAGCAACATGCAGCAAATGTTATTAAAAAGACATTTTAGTAAAATGTTTAATTTCTGGAACAATCGAATGGGTAATGGTAATCAAGGACAGGGGCAGGGTAATGGTGGAAACCAAAATCAGGGTGGCGGAATGATGGGTGGTGCGGGCGGCGGCATGGGTGGCAATGCTGGTGGTGGTATGTTTGCCAGTGGAGGGTTGGTTTCTTATCTGCGTGGTGGTGGCATTCCCGCTGCAAATAAAGTAACAATTAGTAAATCAAATCCTGTTCCTCCAATGTCAGGCTCTTTTGGTGTTGGCGGATTTGGCAATATTAACTCAATGATTCCGGGGGCAAATAAGCCTAAAGGTTCAAATAGCACAATGTCAGATCCATTCTTAATGGGGCAAAATAATTTGTTCAAGGGCGATAGTGGGAACTTTCTTAAAAATATGCTTGGATTTGGCAGAGGCCCAGACTCTAATAATTTATTAAAACTAAACTCTTTCCGTTCAATATTTGCGAAACAACAACAGGGTGGAGCCTCAGCATTTAACGGTTTACTCGGTCAGGGCGCACAGGCGATAAACGGGTATGCAAATGGTGGTGGTGTTGATTCAATTCCTGCTATGTTAACTCCGGGCGAATTTGTTATGACAAAACAATCAGTGGATAAACATGGTATAGGGTTTATGAACAAGCTAAACCAAGGCGGCAAGGTCAAGGGATATGCTACTGGCGGAGTTGTTTACAGAGGGAGTGGCGGGTCATCAGGTGGTGGTGGTGGTGGGGGTGGTTCAACAACATCAACTGTAGATGTTAATATTGATCTTTCTTCTATATCAAATGCTATTACTTCAGCAATTAAGGGAGCTTTTAGTTCTATTCCTACTATAATAAATGTAGATGCATTAAATAATCTTGCTGGCACATTTAGCAATCTAGCAAATAAGTTTGATGGATTAGCTGGCGCTTTAAGTAATATGCAAATGACACACAATGTAAATGTAACAGGTACAGTCAGTGTTGCTGGACTTAACAATGTACAGAAGATAGCTGGGGCAATTAAGGACGAAGTAACTCAATTGATTATAGATACCGTTAAACAAGTCACAGGGTCTCGCGGCATTAAGAATAATGCTTCAAATATGGACACAATGTCTTAATAGGAAATAAAATGGCAACAAAAAAAACATCGACAATAGGATTTTCGATCATAGGATCAAGTGGTAATACTAGCTACTTCAATACCGATAATTTATTTCTGAAAAGCGATACTAAGTCGCAGGACATTGCTCTCTTTACCAGAACTAAACCAACCGGGGTTCAAATCCCCTTCAATACTAATTGGAATTCTAAATTAAATTCAATAGATTTAAATTCTACTTTGATTAATGATAATGTATCTAGTGGACAAATGAGTGTTTCTCTAAGGGATTTTTCTTCTAGCGTAAATGATACTTTTTACACTACTCACCAAGGACAGATTGGTGTTGATTATTACGTTGATTCTAATTGGCAGATTAGCGATATTGATTTAACTGATGATATTATGGTGGTTGGAACAAGCGATTGGATTAGTCAAGAGAGGATTGTGCTTGATACACCAGATACAAGAAGGGCGACAGTTAAATCTATTGCAGTTGCTAAGTATACTAAATATACAGATCCGGGTACTGCTAAGATGTACCCGATTACTTATTCAACACAATCAGCGTATCGTTGTGCTATCGCATGGGATTCTAATGGCGCTGGTAATAGAGCCGGAATTTTAACCTTTGGAGGATTTATAGAAGGAGATCCTTATAATTTTATCATTCCAGATGGGGATGCTGATACTTTATATTTAACATCATTAACATATCCACCTCCTCACTATACATGGGCTTGGCAGGGCGGAGGAACTAATTATGATCCAATAGGATCATGGCCTCCTCCTTATACAATGACTACAACCCAAGTGGAAAATCCGATTCCAGATGGGGCGATACGATATGGTAGTTATTACTATTTCCCTGTTTATGATTATCCAACAGAAATCGCTGATTCCAATACTGCTTATCAAGAATACAATATGCAGATATATAGGTCTGCAATAAAATTTAATCCTAGTGGCACATGTCCATGTGCAGCAAATCCAAAGTCAGTAGTATTTAAAAGTAAAATGTGGAATTTGTATGGAAATCAAAATACTACGTACATCCCCGGTTTTCTCCCTCAGTTTACAGCTAAAAATGAAAAACATACATCAACAACTCTTTCATTTGAAATGTGTAATCCAAGTTCTGGAAATATTATCTCTGGAGTTATATCTAATCTACATCCTCTTAAGGGATATAACAAAAAAATATTTAATGTGACATTCCAACATTACAATGTTTCGCCTGTAGGATTTGATACAAAACCAGAAATCTGGATTGATGATATACAATATAATTTTGATGATTGCGCCGAAATTATAACTGGACCAACGAGTCCTTATTGGGTTACATCTGGACCAGCATTATATAATCAGGACGGTATCGGATTTGGAGATGGCGATTATTATTTAAAAGGGCTTCCTGCGGGAACTTTACTTCATGGATTACAGTATAATTCTCCATATAGTATTGTTACAAAACCCAGTGCAAGTAATGTATCTAATTTTATCATTACTAATTTAAGCGCAATCCTAGATAATAAGATTAATCAAAATCAAAAAGTAATAGAGTATTTTGACTATAGTGATATTACGCTAGAGGTTTCATATAGCGCCAAACCTCCAATTGTTCCTAAATGTAAAAATATTAATAATTCAAGATCTGTAAGGGCAGTTGCTTATGAAGACACATATTTTTATACAGATGTCACAGTAGACAGCAAAATTAAAAAATATAAATTTGATGGATATACAACAGTTAGTAAATTAGTTAATGATACTAATAATTTTCAACAAGATATTTATGTAGCAGATGATACAGACCCCACGTGGAAAATACTCATTGCAGATAATACGGGATATATAGTTGGAATATTACTAAGTAGTTATATTGATTGGAAACCTGCGGATATATTTAGGCCTACAACGATTTATGATATAGATTATAAATCTTCAGTCAGTCTCAATCCAAATTTAATTGACAAAAGAAAATTTTATTTTCAATCGCCATCTACAATTCCTTCAATTTATAGTTTTGATCCTTCTATTGCCAATACCTTAAGTAATATTTATCCAGAACCGTCAAGATATAATATTGGATATCAATCAGAATACGGCTTGGTACAACAAAGAGATATTAAAGTTGACTCTATTAGAATGTATAAAGATGTTACTTTTCCTAATTGTGGTAAAGTTGATTTATATAGTAAAAATGTAGGTGGGATTGACGGAATTAATTCAAACCAAGTTGCTTCTTATTCGCATGGATTGAATACAGGAGATAGAATAAAAATAGTTGGTGTTTTGAGTAACGCCTCACAAACAAATTTAAACGGAACATTCTATGTTGGCGTTATTAGTAAAGATACGTTTAATCTATATAGCGACCAAAGCCTTCTTAATATTGTAACTCCGGTTAATTTTAGAAATTTTTCGGGCGCATCGTGGACTGCAATAGATGGTAATGCATGGAAATATAATACGACATTATATTCACCGATTGGTAAAAATGGATATTCTAATAGTCTTTATCCTAAAGTTATATCATATAATGAAAACTCAAAATCCAATATATATGAACGCACTATTTATATTGACGATTCCAAAATTGGAAAATACAATCAAATTGATAACTATTGGCCAGATGACCATAAATATCCACAGGGTTTTTTTAATGGTATAAGATCTTTTAATAATTTCTATCCATATAAAAGATATTCAGATGATTCTAAATTTATATTGGATATAATTAATGGAAATAGATTTGGAGATACGGTAAAAATAAAACAACTCGTTGCAAGTAATAATTCAAGTTCTTACATTTTAATGATTACTGAACCGGGCGCTGCGGAATCTTTTGAAGCTCTTGATATTGATAGCACCAAACAAAATAAAAAAGTGCTACCTAGTCATTTACCATACGGTAGAATACATTTTTATAAACTCATAAAACATGCATCTGGATATTCTATTGAATATTTATCAACTGTGAATAAAGATACCAATCCTTGGGCCAATCTTGAAATTGCTATCCTATCATATAGGAGTAATATTACTGCTGTATCTTATTCTAACACTCCCACCATCGATTCCAATGGAAAAAATGTTCAATATTTAACTCCAGTAGGCAATAATTCAAATTATTGGAATGGGGCTAAATTTTCTTCATGGAGTAAAGATGTTGTATATGACACGGCTTACAGTTATGACATGCCCAATAATGTTGGGAACCCTGCTGAATATTCATATATTGATTATTTTGGAAAGTCTGCGGATTTTATAATTGATAAAACAGCTAATGCTTTACACTGTGTGACATCTACAAATGTTAAAGATGCAAATTTTTTAGCGACTGTGAATAACAGAATCAATTATCCAGATGCAACCTTACAGGCTTTTACATTTGATTTATCTACAAATGGAATTACTTCAAATGGTTTTTCAACTATAGTCGCCTCTTCTGTTAATCCAACCGCGAGTTATTTAAACCAGCAAAATGAATTCCTTGGTTTTGGCGAATGCGTAAGACTTACAGATTCTCAAAAATTGTATTTTGGATGGCCCGCAATAACTAGAGAATATGATAATATTTATTACTATCAAAAATCCGGCAATCAATATGCGTTAAAACAAATTATTACTGGGGAAGGCGCACAAGGATTAGGCAGATATCTATCAGTCAATGATGATTATATGGTTGCTAATCAGCGGAGCTACTATGATGATAATAATTATTTAACTACAAATCCATTAGACTATTTAATTGCTTATAAGTATTATAGCAGTGTGGATAAGTATTTCCCAGTGTCAAGATTAAGTCCAACTATAGACACTTCAAATCTTCAATATAAAAATATAAATCTTGATGAATATGAAGTAACGACTAATTTATCATATGATAATACATCCAATAATAGCGCTACATACATAATGGATTTATCAGGTAAATTCCAATTATATAAAGACGAGCTTTTTATTAGAGATTGGTATGAAATTTCCAGATTTAGATTTAATTCTGGCACAGAAACTTTTCGTAATGATTTTCATAAATTAGCTTATTCTTCGGGGGTGTTATTAAATACTTCAAATACAATATTAAGAGTAAAAGAAATAAGTTCTCCAGCTACTTTTGATAGCACAAATATAATTGATGATGGACATTTTGCAAAAGCTTTAGAAATTGTTGATGGGTCACAGTATTTTGATGGCGTTTATTCCAATTATCTTTCTACTTTCAATGTGCAGAATTTAGATTATGTTCCGCTTTTCTTGCAGACCGCAAAACCTAAATCCAAAATGCAAAATTTATTTACGCATGGTCTTAGTTATTCAAGCGGCAATAAACCTATGTTTATTAAAGTGCCGGAATTATCAAGCGGATTAATGAGTTTACACGTCGAACTGCCTGTAAAGAGACAAAGCAATGATTTGATTGCCAAGGGACATATTGGATTCAATTCAAATATTAATCTTACTATGTGGCAAAATACATGGAACTCTGGTCTTCCTTTGCACACATATTATGATCCAAGATTTAGCGGTTATATGCCTTTATCGGTTGCTCTTCCTGTGGTTGTGGGAAGATTGGATGAAACGGATCAGTTTGGAAATCCTGTGACAAATATTATTTATGAAAATGTCATATCCTTACATCTTGAATCTCACCATACGGGCATTCCTAATGGTTCTTCAAACATGCCTATATATTTAAAAACTATTGAATATGATGATTATGCATCCTCAATGATAATGGGCATGAACGTCAATCCTATATTGCCATACGAATCTTCCGGCAATATGAGTGCGTATATTATGTCCAGCGGTAAGCCTAGCGGATATGCCACTGTGCCACTTTCCATATCTGGAGAAACCTACAAATCAGCTACATACATGCCTTTATTTATTAATCGTCCAATTATTGGAATTGTACCTCTGATTGTGTATAATACTGTAAGTGCAACAGGATTACCGATCTATATTTCCGGTGGAATACTAAAGAGTGGTAATATAAATTTGGCGATAGGCAGCGGTTACGGTAAAATTAATAAAAATGTAACTATGTTTAATAGAGGATCAATAAACTAATGGCCGCAACAGTAAAATGGGGTAATTCACCCGGATCATTTCCATATGGATTTATTATAACCTCTCAAAAAGAATATATACGTAATACAGAAGGTAGTGCTTTAGCTGTAAAACGTAGTATTACGATTAAAGGAGCGGTTGATGCTGGCTCTACAGGGAGCGCGGCAGGGGCATTGTCATTAGTTGATGCTATTTCAGCCCCAAGTGATCCTACAGGAAGACAAATTGCCGATTTAAAAATTACTAGTGATACTGGCGGCACACCAGTTGATATGTTGGGCGGAACTTTGTCTGGAGCTAGACTAGTGAGCGCTTCTGTGGGAGAGCCTCCAGAAGACACTGCTGGTATTCAATATGTAGAAGTAACTGCCACATGGGAAATATATGGCGCTGGCGATGAAGGATATGCTTTACAATCTGCTAGTGACACTCTTGAAGTTAAAAAAGAAGAAGATAAAAGCACTTCTGCTGCTGGAGATTTAAGTGGAGGGGGATTGACTTACGGCTATACAGTCACTCATACAGTATCGGCGCAGGGTATTAACACGGGGAACGGTAGTGATGGCTATCAACAAGCCAAAGGATGGGTAGAGGGTCGTGCTGGCGAAACTTCTTTAGCTTTAAATGCCTCTGGTGGAACTTTAAATGGAGTTGTGCAAGCTAAAGATGGCAATGGCAAGGTCATATCAACTACTGGTGCGGTCACACCTAGTTCACTAGGCCCAGACTTAACTGGGTATGGTCAATATAATGCCATGAAGTCTACATCGGCTGATATAGCAAATGGATCATATACTGTTACAACGAGTTATTTTAAATCAGCGGGTTCGGCATTTATCGATGTCACATCTCAAATTCAAAGAGATGAGAGTGGCGAAATGAGCGTTTCTTGTCAAGGTACAATTCAGGGGCTTAGCTCCGGTGGTCCTGACTCAACAACAGATAATAGATTTGCAAATGCTCAAGCTGCATATGGAGCTATCTCTGGAGACGCAACTTTTGCTACTGGTACTGGAGGATCTGATAAAACTGTTCCGGTTGCACCTCTTCGGTCGCTAGATATTGCAACTGGTTTAAATAGTACCAATCCGGACACGGTTAAGAATGCTCAAGCTGCCGCAGCAGATTTATTTAAAAAACCCGGAACTGGCACTGGAACAGCGGGTACTACTGGTAATGCGTCTAGCACGGCTTTCGGCGCAGGATCTAAAATGGGCGCAGCGGCTATTGCGATGTGGGGCAAAGGACCAACAGACGGTATGGTATTAGATGTTAACTATCCAATTGCATATACTGTTGGGCATAATCCACCAAAAGGAACTATATCATTTAGCGTAACTTATAAAGCGTATACATCAGCAGTCACAGCTTTAAAAGCAATATTTGATGCCCTAACAGCTTCTTTAAATATATCTTATGAAAATAAAAATACAGCTTTAATTCAAACAATTGCTATAATTCCTGTAATTGGTAGAGCGGCTGGCCCGGTTATTCAAGATATGGGAACAACAAAGGAAAAGAGAAAAATAGTCCAAATTGAAGCAGTAACTAAGCCTACAAATCGCCCGTTAGACAATACTGCGATGGTAGATGCGGCAATAGGAATTTGTCTGGGTTATGCTCCGGGCGGCACTGCGTATAGATCTGGATCTACAGGTTCGTGGGATGCTGCAACTGGACATTTGACAGCACAGGTAGAGTGGACATTCGAATAATATAAAGGAAATATGAAATGGCAGAATCACCGTTAATGTTTTTAGGTGCGTATGTAATTAACGCAAATTCCCAAGTTGCTTGGGGCGCAGACGCTAGCATGTGTCAAATTAGTCTTGTAGAAGATCCAGATAATGGAGTTTTATTCAAGCCCCCTCCTCTTGGAACATCCTGTCAATTTTCATACGGGGCATTTTCTTTTGGTGGAATTTTACAAAGATGGACATACCAAGAAAGTGTTGAACAGGGACGCACTTATGATGTCGTTTTAGAAAGCCCGTCTAAAATTCTTGACGGGGTTTATGTTATCTTGGATGCATTTCAAGGCACTATGTATCTAGATGATGCCAATCAAGACAAGCCTTACACTGGTAAAACGATGACTTATGGTGGAGCTTTTCCTACAAATGTTATTAACATTTTTGCACAAAAAGAAAACTATCAATATGGCGGACACTTTGGAGGCGCGGATGTTAATCAACAGGGCTATCCTGTAAAAAATATTATAGCAGATATAGCAGCTACTATTAAAAAGGGTAAGTTTGGAGGAAAAATAACTTATAGTAAAAGCGTATTTGATTTAGATTTGTCAGGACTACAGCAAGTAATTGATGGTATTCCAGATTATAGAATTCAAGGTGGTCCATTTATGGATATGAATTCATTAATTAGAAATATAACAGATATTGGATTAGCCGAATACATTGTTGAATTACGAGGAGATGCTGATGACAGTGGGGTTATTGCCAAGCCTACAATTTATATAAGCACCATATTAAGAAAAGAAACCCCCAAACCGGGTGCTGTCCAGAGTAGCATTGCAGGTTTTAAAAAGAGTGGGGTTTTAGCCTCATATTCTATTGGTAAAGAATTATCAGATTGCGTGACTCAAAAAGTATTATTGGGCGCGCCAGCTAGTAGATACTGGTTTGCTCCAGCTAATTCATATATTTTTCCAGTTTGGGGATCAACCGGGATTGGAGAAAATACTGTATATTATTATGGTAATTCTATTAAGGATTATTTTGATCCATTTGCTAAAATTAAAATTACTATTGATGGTGGATATGAAGGTAATTTTACTACAGTAGATACTAATTTGCTAGAGTTAAGATGTGCCATGTCAGAAGATAGAAATACTTGGGCGGTATATAGTTTACTTACTGCATTAAAAGCAAAGCTAAAAGATCCAGAAGCAAAAACTAATAATTTTATTAGTAATTATGGATTTGATGTAGAGCTACTCAAACAGTTATACTTAGGATTATTGTGTCCTAATGATTTGCAAGATACGAGTATTAGTAATGCAGAGGTGTTAGCTTCTTATCTATATGGAGATTGGCAAGATGTTCAAACGGTACACCTTCAAAGAGTAGTTAATGCTCGGTATATGGCAGTTAAGCAAGCGGCTCAAACTTTTTATGGTAAAAAATATTTAGTAGCCATGCCATTAGAAAATGGTGGACAAGAGAATAATTTTCGATGGATTAAAGAAAATGATATAAATAGTCAAAAGCAATTTTCTTGGGCGCTTTGTGATTCAGCATGGTGCAGTGAAAAGGGACAAAAACAGATTCCAGACTCCAAATTCTACGCAGCACCCGGTAAATTAAGAGGTGTTGCAGTTTATCCTAATTACGATAATGCTGATTACTCTGGCTTAGGATATGACTATGGAAGAATAAATGATCCATTTGATGGTGTAATAGCCATGGCGCAAGCCGATCCTACTTTTGATATGAAATTTATTGATAAAAATTTCATACAAACAAATATACAAAATCAAAAAGATAGTAGCGGCAAACCAATAAAACCAATTACAGACAAGGCAAATGAATTAGTATTTTCTTTGGTTAACATAGATACTCCAATTCCCATATATGATGAAATTACTACAGATTTTAATGGGTTTAATATATTGGGGAAATTGATACTTGGGGTTGGCGCACTATCGTATCATAATATGTTTGGGTTTAATGCTGTTGACTGCCCAATTCCTCCTGCTCCGCTTGTCCCTTGGTATATTGGAGTTCCTCAAGAAAGTAGAAGATATTGCTGGGGGCCGTGGTATGGAGTAGGAGATACAAAGGGTAAAGCATTAGTCTGGTCTGATCCAGAATTTGCTCCTGAAAATTTAGGCGGCATTAAAGCCATGAATGAACAAGCGCAAACATATGTTAATTCAGATCTTGCTCAAGTGTTTGAACAAGAGTCTGGATTTGTGAGATTAGCTGAAAAACCCCAGTTTAATTTAGCGCAAAGATTCTTGGGTGGTGGACCATATATTACGGGATTATCTATGGAGGTATCCACTGGTGGAATTACTACAACTTATCAATTTGCTACTTGGACAAAAAGAGGTGCAAACTTAGCAAAATATAATATTGATAGGATTGCTAGAACTCAAAGACAGGGGTTTGACTACAATCAAAAAATTAGAAATTTATATAGAAATCCAATTCCTAAACCTATTGGCCCTTTGTTTGGGCTAATGGAAAGAAGAGGACAGAGAACCATAGCTAGAAATACCACTGCGGTTAATGGCGTATTTGGTAATTTCATGAATGCGGGGGCAAGATCTGTAGATGGTTATGATCCTGCTACTGGTCAATTTCCGGGAGTGAATGTTCAAGGACTTCCTCTAGGTGGGGCTAAAGAGGGATTTGGATTAGCATATAAGCAGTCATTTGGTGGATCAATGGAACAGCAGCACTCATTAGGTTTTATTTTTAATCAACGTGATGGGATGCGAGACCAAGTTAAAACAGATTATAATACATAATACAAGGACAAGGACAAGACATGGCATATAACAATGAATATGAATCAAGATATACTAATGATGTTGAGCCTATGGCAAAGCAAAAGGAAGAAGTTAATCCCCACGAAGGAGAGGATCGGGTTTTTGCAGCATTTGAAATTTCTAGCACTTCGGAACCAAAAGCTGGAGATCCTCCGGGAGCTAAATATCATCATTGTAGCGGTATTTTTTATCAATTTAATGTGTCTCCAACATCTTTTGACTTAGATCCATATTTCTTTTTTGCTGATGGAGATAGAACAAAAGATCCAAGACTTGTTAATGATTTTAATTGCGTAGTCAACAATGGGCCAACTTCTTCTAAAGATCTTAATCTTAAGAAAAGAGTGGACAAGGATGGAAAGCCATTACCATATCCAACGAGTGTTAGAGCAGCAGTTGTAAGGGGTCCAATGATTCTTTCTGGATGGGGCTATGATATAGCAGGGTTGCCTGTTCCTAGAAGCAGAGGGGGTTCTGACGCTGGGGGAAAAAGTGTTGCAACTAATGCAGTCAATTCAGATGATAGAAATTTTGATTATTATACTCCGATTGATAGAAGACGATGGAAAACTGGCCCCGTCGATTTAAGATGGGACGACCAAAGAAAGGTGTGGACTGGTGGTGCTGAGTTTATAGAAGGCATGATGACAAGCGATTTGCCGACTGGTGATTTAGAGTCTCCTACATGGGGATCTGGGCAGATTGTTCGCGGGGAAGATTGGAAATTTAAAACATTCACTATGACCGCAAATAAAGATGCAAAAATAAAACCTGATCCTTTTGGAGTCCCGGCTAAAGGTTCTTTTCTTGATGGTAAAGCATCTAAAGAATTAAAAGAAATTGTTAGAATTTACAATAGAAATCCTAACATGACACTAAGTGCTGGTGATTATTTTGCTGCTACAAAAATTAATTATGAGTGGAGAATAGTTAGTGCTGGTGGTGGTGGATCATGCGTTGTTGGTAAATTCAAAAGAGTCAATTGCAGTGACGCTGTTGAAAAATCTTCCATTCCAAAACCTAAATTTTACAAAGAAGCAAATAAATTTTATATGGATTTTGGACCACTTAAAGATAAATTTGTATACTTTTTTAAGATGGATAATTTTATAGATTTAATACCTATGGAATCTGTTGGTGGTAAATTAGTGACTAGCGCAGGTAAACAAGAAATACCTGAACCAAAAGAAGGATTCTCATATTTTATTAGTGTTGTAGCATTTGAAAATTGTAAATATAGCAGTAGTGTAATTACATTTAAAGTGCTTCCAGATACTAGTTTTGAGCAGTACAACGAAAGAAAACTTGAAAAATTATTTGATTGTCCAACTAGTACTGATTGTTTTGGCACAGTAACTGATGACGTGAATGGAAATTCTGTATATGCAACTCATCCATTTAAATTTATTAAGCACGATGTTAGAGTTGTAGCATGTAAATCAAATCTTTCTATTACCTGTCAAAAGAAAAAATATTCGGCATATGTTATTACAGAGGTGGATGATTGCGCCAATGCTGGCACTGGAGAATCACGCGAATGAGTTGCGACGATATAACAGGATCTGAGGTATTGGTATATGTAAGACGCACAAATGGTGGCGGCGTGAATGGAGTAATCTATTCTTGGGATTATTACCAAATGGCATCCTTGCCCACTAATGATAATGTTAGATACCAGAAACCAAAGGATAATAAAAATCCTAGCGTACCTCTTCACGAAATCGGCAATAATAGATATGAGGACATGGTATGTAAATCTACTCACCTTGCTTATAAGATTGGGGGATTTTCTAGAACTGCACCCATTCCAATTGGCGAAGCTATGAACGAAGTAGATAAAAGAATTGAGACTACTGATAATAGATGCGTATTATTAATGGTTTCATCTTCTAATTTTTATCAAAGATTACCAGAATGTTGGCCTTGGAGTTGTAGGCGATGGACTATAGATATTTCTGGAAAAAAAGAAAAAGACGGAACTAAGAAAAAAATATATTCCATATATAAGCAGGACATAAATGGCGACTGGGAAGCAGTACCCGGCATTACTACAACTAACCCTTCTGATAATGCTGATGCAGAGCTAACTAGAATTAAAAATTATATGATTGCAAACAAACTCGTGCCTGTTTTTACAGCAGAGCTTTCTGTCGAATCAGAGGGTGGTCAAATAAATAAAACTTACCAAGAACCAGTATTTAAAATTGGGTCAGATACATATGGATCTGATATAACAGGGTCCAGTGGCAATGGTAAAATAGATACTATGCCAATCGCATCTGCCCCTGACAGTATCGCTATGAATGGATCATTTTACAAAGAAGTGGAATTTGCTAAAGCGACTGCGGATAATCCCGGAGATCCAAAAACTATATCTGACCGAGAAGCTGCTGATTCAGGATGTGATAAATCTTCTCAAAAAGTAATGGTGGCTTTAGAGGTATTTCCGGTATTATGTAATGGGACATGCAAACTTGTAATAAAAACAGGATATAAATGTGTCGATAAAGATAATAAGTCTAAAGGTGGAAATAGTGTAAAGAAACTGATATCACCATTTCATTCATGTAGAATTAATGAAAACGTATTTCTATATCAGAATCCAGCTACTGGAGAAACTGCAAGTGGACCAATACAAATTCTTGCAAAAATCACACTAGATGGAACTGATTTAAAGGGAGAGGAAATTTTACAAACTGACGCTCCTATTGACGATTATGCTCAAGAGAGAGATGGTTCTGATTTTGACACCATGCCGACAAAGGATGGAAAATTTAGGGTAGTAACGGGAGCAGATTATTATCATGAAAAAGTTGACAACAAACCAGTAAGAAAACCCTACAATGTTTGCGATGGGCCAACAAGAAGAATATATTATCGAACTAAAAGTGGAGAAAATTTTGGCAAGGCGCAAGACTATTTAGGTGCTGGAGCAGACTGTTGTAAGTATTGCAAATCCGCCGACGAAGATGGTAATATTACTTTTACTAATAATGTTTATTGCTCTGCGCTAGATCCGGAATGTGAAGGCAAGTCTTATGCAGTATATGATGACCCGTGTCCAAAACCGGGCAGCAGTAATGGAGGTGGCGATGCTGGGAATGGAGGCGTGTTCACATCTGTTCTTGCTGGTGGATTAGGTGGTGGAGGCACTTCTACTGGCGGAGGCGCATATTCAGGTGGTGGTGGACTTACAGGAGGGGGTAGTCCAACTGGAGGCGGCTTAAGTGGCGGCGCAGGCGTTCCCGGAGGTGGCACTGGTGGTGGTGGCGGAAACTTTACTGGTTTTTAGGAGTTATTTATGGCTAAGTGCGAAAATTGTGATTATGTCGATACAATAATACCTATAGATTATACGCTATCTGCATTTGAATATCCAAATAGAAAATTATACCATAAGTGGAAAATGATTGGAATGCAAGCATCGCATGATTTTGTGTTTGGTAAAATTACTCAAGATGCTAGTGGCCACTTAATGGGTATTGCGTCCGGTTGCAAGCCCATAGAAGAAATTAATCAAAACAATCAATTGATTGGTCGTGGAGCTTGGTATCTTAGAGCTAAGTCTGATGATCCTGAAGGCAAGAGTGCTACATACGGTATCATGGGCCATTGTCAATCACCGGGCGTATATAGCGATGTGCAAATGCATATTAAACCCACAGCTTGGGAATTAGAAGATCAAAATTCAACTCCATTCTATAGAGACTGGGGATTGTATCAGGGTCAATTATTTTGTCAATGCCCCTATAACCCCGATTGGCATGTTGCTGTGTTCGTAGAAGAAACAATTACTATTGATCCTTTTACCAAGAAAAAACTTAATGAGCCATATAAACAAACATATATGATTTATACTCCAGATGTTGATTGTGGGAAAAAGTGTAAAGGCGATCAAGAATGCATGGAAATTTGCTTATCTCAAAATTCAAGATTGCCCGGACGATTTTTTAGCTGGCTATATTTAGGTGGTGGAAAAAGAATGACGATTAGAACTTGCGAAGCAGTTACTCCAGTTGGAATACAACCAGCAGCAGAGAATGCAGTTTGTTTACATGCAAATGAAGCTGTGTTTACATCTAATGATATTATTGGAACAGTGGAACACGTAGCAGTTGATGAAAAAGATGGTCAAACAAAGAATTATAGTGGATATGCTCCTTTACTCCCATATCACGTAGAACAGGGAGTTTTAGTAAAATTAACCAGTTTGCCAGCATGTAATCATTTTGATAAATTATTTAAATTTAATGATCTTCCAGATCCGCCAGATCCGTCTAATATTAATACCGATGCAAATGGAATTCCAATGCCCGATGGTCATGGTGGCAGTAGTGTAACGGGGTCGTCAATAACGGGTGGAACAGGCAATAATAGAATTAGATGCGAACGGGCGGCATTAAGGTTTGCGGGGTATTGCTGGTCTAATTTAGGATGGGGAACGTGCGGCAAATATGGAGGAACATCTAGAAGATTCCATTTTAAAGCATATGAAGAACATTTTGATAGATGGGACAGGGCGGACGATGGATGTTATAAAATATTAGATGAAACATATGATCTTCCAGAGGTAAAATTTAAAATTAGAATATTGTCTCATAAAAAATCAATATTAGAAAAATATTTAGAGGGTGGTGCTGAAAAATTACAAAATACTGAATTCGGCCAAAATAATTGGATGACTAAAAAGTATTTAACAGGTGGAAAAATTGCAGATGGTCCTACTGGTAAAAAAGGCTGTAGCTGTAAAGGATCTACTGGTGAAGATAGCGCATATCCAATTAGGCCATATAATGATTTTAATTATTGCCCTAATGAGTTTACATGTGAAAAAACATGTAATGGCACTGCCAGCCCACCACCTACTCCACCAACCAACTCCAATTTTCAAGTTGGCAATAATTCCACAACTTTTGATTATGTTGCGTATACAGCAAACGGCGGACAAGAATACTACAAACAAACAGGCAAGAAAACGTGGTAAATATTTTATTATTTGCTATAATATAGAAAAGGAGAAAAAATGCCTGATCCAGCACCTACAAATAAACCACCAGAAGTAACAGATGAACAAAAAATATTAAGAAGCCAAGGCATTAATGCAAAAAGAGCTAAGTACCAATTTGCATTTGGGTCATCGGATGAATTAAATCCTTATGACATGCAAGCTAGCGGATTGGGAAAAAAGGTTGCTGTTTTTAATTATTCAAAACAATATTTTAGGAGAAAATTAGCAACTAGTGATGGATTAAATTCTATAGCCGGAGGAAATATTCCATCGGATATGGTTGAGTCCGCGAGTTTTGGGAGTACAGCCACAAATGCTGATGGATCTCCAATTAAACCAGTTGTATGCTCCTTAAATAAGGGCAAGGGAGCAAAGCTGCAATCCTTTAAGACTTTAAATTTGTCTCCTAATGATATACAGCCATATCCTTGTCAATGTGGACTTAATCCGGAATGGACTGAAAATGGATGCGATGCAAAACTAGCAAATCAGTCGTACTTTTTAAAGTATGGGGGTCGATGCGTTAAGTTTCTTCCTCCTTTACCGGGATCAAAAGAGCCGATAATGGTGGGAATTACTAAGGCCGGATCTGCCGATTGCCCTAAAGATACCACTTGGACATTTGAGTCCGGAAGACGGCACAAGCCTAATTTTATGTATCTTCCCACTTATCAGCCCTCTTGCAGCAGTCATCCAAGAGCGGCAGGATTTGCAAATGAAGATAATTATGATTGCTTAAAAAAGAATTTAATGAACTCTGGCGGCGTAAATCCTAATGATAGATCAGAAGGATATCAACCAACGCAAGCTCCTTGTTGCGATACTTTTGGCAGTTGCATGATACGCAATCTAAATCACTTTATAGTTGATCAAGCTGTATATGTTGAGCCGGGAGTTGGAACATTTCCATATGGTCCTCCTCAATTCAAGCCAATATGTCACGATCCCTATGGAGGTGGCTCAACTGATTTTATGGGATTTTCCTGTAATACATTATTAAATCCTCCGCCTGAGAGGAATTCGGGTTTTCCACTTAGTGCTGAAATGTTAAAAATGGAATGCAAATCTACTAAAGTTGATGGACAATGGATTACTGGGGATAATTGCTCTTTTGGATGGTTAAAGCAATTCTATGGCACTGAAGAATCGCCATGCCCAGAAAAACCAGAGCTTAGTGAAGTTAAAAAACAATTAGGCGATTTAGCAAACGATTATGATGATATAATGCAATATGTACATCGCTATGGTGGCTGGTACACTAGGACTTATCAAGCTGGGGGTAATACAGACTGCGCCTGTACCGCAAAAGGATGGGTAACTTATACTGGTTCTATAGATTGCCGCCATTGCTCTTATAAAGTCAGTCTTCCTGCTAAACCCCCATCTAGTCCTCCCACTCCTCCGGGTGGGATCATTCCTCCCCCTGTTGGGGGCGGACCAAATATAGAAAAAAGTATGTATGTTGAAAAATGTCTTGATCCTAAAGTCAGTAGCCCAAAAGCAATTTGTAGCTGCATATGGAATGATGAACTTGAGATTAAAGGCTATGGTTTAAATAATAAAATGTATGTTTCAACTTTAACAAATCCATCTTACCGATTTAGTAATGGAACAAAATTGGAAATTGGGGACAGCGGTGAAGTCAGGGATGTTGGATGTGGTCAAGAGGTAGTACTTAATTGTAATGATATTAGTTAATAGGAAAGGAAATTTGTATGAAAATTTCAATTGATGTGGAGTTTATAAAGCAAATATTATCTTTAGAAGATTTTTACAACAAGGTTCCAGAGTATTTCTTTTTAAAAGAAGCTGGATCACAAATAGTTGAAGCGATGTCTAGGGATGGTGGATGCACAGCATGTACTGAAAATAATTTAATTAAGCCTACGGTGGCAGCTTTTATGAGTCACACTGTAAATATGTATTTAGACTGCGGCAAAGAAGCGTTGGATAAATTTAAATTATTTGTTAAGTCTTTTAAAAATATAGAAGAAGATTTTCAAATTTCAGTATTGTACACAGAATTTGAAGGTGCAGAAATAACGGAGCTAATCATATGAGCGATGTTTTTAACCTTGCTGCTAAATTTGGGAAAGCTGCCTTTGGCCATGCTATGGATGGATTTAAAAAAGTAGACGATGAGACCTTTAATAGCAGGATAAATATATGTAAAGGGTGTGAGCATTTTAATAAAGAAACTACTCAATGTAATAATTGCGGGTGCTATCTAAATATAAAAGCCACATGGAACTCAGAAAAATGTCCACTAAACAAGTGGTAATGTGTATTTAATAATAGGTATACCAAGTTATTTTCCTACGTAGGAGATTTTTTAATGGCAACACAGATTACATTTTCAGTTCTAGACAACAGTAAAGTTGTCGGTTCTGGGACGGGTGGGTCGGGAGTAGGGTTCTATGGAGCTAATGGTTTTGGTACAAGTGTACCTCTATTATCTTATCAAGGAACTACATTTTTAACAAATGCCGCTGGCACAGCCAATGGCGGACAAATTAGGAATAATAAGTATATTCCTGCTACATGGGGTTCGTCGGGTGTGCAGTTATATAACACAGCAACAAGCACTGGCGTTTTAACTCATATGAATAGTACAGAAGCTACATTAGCTATTAACTTTTCTACTGATACGGCAGTTAGAGTTCAAAATTGCCAACTGCGTATTTATGACCGTGATAATATTGACAATCCTGCTAGTGGAGTTTTAACTAAAGTAGCCGAGATTGTGAATTTTGGAGGTGCTACATACGCTAATTGGGTATCAAGTCCGGGCGTAGATTTTCCTAATGTTTGTGGATCTGGTGATGCCTTTTGGTGGGGTGCGCCTTGGGAAGATGTTTATACATATGGTGGCGCAGATGTAAGTCCATATTATCAGAACTCTGTTGGTGTTCGATTTTTTAACTTTACCAAAGCAATGGATACTGCCAATAGCGGAAACCCCCATATCAATCTTTCTTCTTTTTCGTATCCGGGCAAGCAAACAGTAGGTGGGACTGGAATTATTGTTCCTCTATTAGATTCGCCGGGAAGTGGTGGCTCTGGTTTGTCTACTGGAAACTTTTATCCAAAATTTTTCCAATATGTAAATGCAACATATCAGGTTGCACCATATTTTGGCGCTGGAACTGCTGCCGCAAGTGGCACTTCAACAAATATGTCTAAGATGTATGGTGGAACTGGCGCTGATTCATATCACACATGGAGAGTTGCTATCTCTGCTGCTCCAACGAGTATCGGATCAAAGACTCAATATGGCATGTACGTTAGTTTAGAATATTTATAATATTGAGAGAATAGATGGCGGTCTTTTTGCTGCTTCGAACCGCGACTCATTCTCGTTCCATAGTTGAAGACGAGCAGCGTCAAACTATGGCAATAAAAAAACCCCGGATCAAACCGGGGTTTTTTGTTTAAACTTCTTTATTTTGCTCTTTATCCCATCTCATCCATCCGCCATCTGGTAACCATTTATCATCTTTATCTTTTCGTTTCGGAAATAGGCCACCTCCCTTTTTATGAACACCAAAGGAAAGTCTAGCTCTGCAATTACGATTAGTGCATCGCAATTCATAGTATTCATTTTCTTCGGTATCTTTTCTCACTACGTGCGACAGATTCTCATTACCGCACTTGCCACATGCGGGAATGGCAAATACTTCTTCAAGATTAGACAGATCTTTGAAGGCGTCTGTCATCTTATCTGCTTCAACACCAATAGTTACATTGCCAACTGTTTGCGAAACTGTAAAACTCATTCTATTCTCCTAAGATATTTATCGGAATTGGTTCACTATTATTCTGATATACGTTAAGCAACTTAATCATGTCGCTTGCATCAGATTTATTAATGTCTTCAATCTTAGCGTATGTCTTGCCACTCTTCATACTATTAATAAACTTACTAACATTAATCTTCAAAGTATTACACCTACTTTGAATCGCTCGAATTTGAGCGCCAGTAATTGGATCTTCACTGCTGTTTTGATATGAGCCATCGGTTGGAGCGCTCTTTATAACGGCTCTAACAGCGTCTCCTACGTTCTTATTGCGAGTAAGCTCTTCTGCTGCCACACAACGAACCTTGAGCAATTTACGCAAGCAGCGACCCTCTGCACGGGTCACAGCAGTTGCTGCCGGATAAGCAAGGAATAAGTCGTCACAGTTTAGGGCAAACACTTCTGCGACATCGCCATACTTCTTTAATGCCCCAGTGTCATGATCGCGAACAGTAACTTCATAAATACAGGTTACTCGCCCCGGATTATTACTAGTTGAGTCCGCAGATACAATTAAACTAGTTGGTCTACTCTCAATGATATCACCAATTAGCAACTCAACAACTCTTCTCAATCCATAACAGTTAGGATACTTATCTCCATTGATTTCAACTAATTCATAATCCTGAAACTTTGACATGACATAATCATGCCATTCGGGATCTAATTGGCTAGGCGTATCATTCGCAGCTTCAATCTTATTTGTTGTTGGAACGTCTAGATCAAAAATATTATCGTCTCTTCCAACTTCTGAATTATATAAATCTGATGTTTCGTCAATCATTTGATATCTCCAATTCAATAAATCTATCTTGTGGTTCTGGAAATTTAGCTTCAATTTGCTTAACTGTATTTAATACAAGCTCGAACAGCTTTACATTTGAACTTTGGGAATTATGTCTAAGCATATACTTTACCCTTATAACACACATTCCACGTCCAAGCAATGCTCCGTTTTTAATTGAGTCGTATTTGATATTTCTTCTTAGATTTTCTTCCCCGTATACAGGTAAAAAGTGTTGTGGGCCATCTATTTCAATTGCTATTAGCATTGAAGGCATAAAAAGGTCCACCTCATATTTCTGTCCGGGGATCAGTCCTGTCTTATGTATTATAACGTCATACCCCTCTTTTGTCAATCTCTCGTATAGAAATTTTTCTGCTTTTGATCCCTCAACGCTAGCTCGCCTGAGTGCTTCGCCAGCTTTTCTTTGGTTATCTATTCTATCTTGGACACTCAAAGAATCCCATCTTTCTTTTGCAGCTTGACGAAAAATTTCTAAATCTTTATCAGCCATTTCTCTCCATTTTTTGGATCTCTTAACGCTGATATTATCTTTCTCTTCTTGAGTTCGCTTTTTCCCAAGCATAGGTGGCTTTATTTTGCCAGCGTCTACTGCTACTTTGGCCGCCTCTTCTCTGGATCGCAGTTCTTTGCCAGATTTTTTTAAAGCTCTAGATATTTTATTGGGATAAGTTTCGTATAGCATAGCAATTTCTCTTATGCTACTACCATTGTCATACAACTCACATATTTTTTTTAAGTCAAGCATTTAAGTAATTCATCCATGTTCTTCGCTATAGAAATATTATTTTTATTGATGTAGTTGTTAACAATCTTTTGATGTGATTCGCTTCTCACAAATATCTTTTCAAAAGAGTCAAGAATAGTAACACACATCTCATAGTTAACTGCATTATACAACCATTGTAAATCCCAGAGATAAAGATAATTTTTAGTATTGGAGCTATTTCTGTATAGTATATCAGCAGTTTCTAAACTAGTCGCCACTGCAATTCCAGTAAAGCTTGATAAGCCAGAAATATTCATGGACAAACACATCGGGTTCATAACTGGAGGAACATAGGTTGAAAAGAAGATGCATGGGCTATAAGCGTTAGAATCATCTCCAAGCCTGTTAATGGTTTTTATTAAATCATATGACATGTCAGAATTTCCAACATTATTAACTACAAAACCTATATTCATAAAATCTCCTTTAGTTTTTCTTTAACAATCTTTGCTTCTGATTCTCTATTCGCAGACATTAAAATATTATACAAAGCATCAAAATTATGATGTCCGGCGTGGATAAATTCTTTAACTTGTTTTATTTCCTTGGTATGATCTTTGTCAATCTGATTTAAAACATCTTCTGCACTCTTTGGAATAATTGGATAGCAGTCGCATAGAATAGCGTTATAAAAATTCTCTCCTGACGTTAAGCATATTTTAGAAGACTTTAAAACATTCTTCTTTATTTGCGATCTTGCCGCTCCGCAATAATTGTTATGTTTTACAAAATTTGGGGAGATGATTCTATATATATACTTTTCCGGAATTACAATCTCATTAATCATATTATTTAGATGGTCATCTATGCACACTAGATCAGATTTATATTTCGCATCGTATTGCGAATTGCTAAACTCTAACAGATCTGCAAAATCATAATGTGAAAACCATTGATGTAGATTTCCAAAATATTCTTTAAACTTGTCTTTATATTTTCTAGTGTTGTCACCATCATTTTTTATGATAACACACACTTGTAATGAGGGTCTTTCAGATATATTCTTCAGTACCGAGTCAGTTAAAAGCTCACTATCCGCAATATATAAATCTGGATTTGCCTTATCAAAAGTATCAAATGTTGACACTAGCTGCGAATTGTGTTGATATGCTTCAAATCCAGAATATATAGCTGGACTTGCATATGAAGTAAGTGTATGGTCTACTAATATTTTCATTAATTTATATCCTTTAAGCTATCTACTTCTTTTATAAAATTATTTCCTATGTCATAGCAGTTGAATGATCCACCATTCTCTATTATCTTATTTATAATCTCAAAGGTCAACAATACTTTTGAGTTAAATTCGGGCTTTAGAAATAATTTACGTAGTATATTTGTTTCGTTCTCATTAAGATAGGCGATTTGACACCACTTGGTTGGTAAACTATATGATAAAATTGTTGCTTTGCCATTTACTACCGTGACCCCGACTTCTTTTTCGTCAAACTTATTCAAAGAGTCAGTTAATAAGAAAGACTTGTCATAGTTTATCTTTTCAAAAATCCCTTCGGAAATAATTAAATCCCCATGCATGAATATGATATTATCTAATAAAGAATTGTTGACCCCAAGTCTAAGACTTTCTCCATTATTAGTTATATCATAAGATGTATTCTCAACAATGCGTGCTTGCTTGCCAATCTTTTTTATTATACGACCACTATCAAATCCACAAACTATTGTAATTTGAGGATTGTGAAAACAATTATACATCACCTCTATTTGATTGTCAAGTATTGTTTTATTATTATACTTCAATAAGCATCTTGGCTCATAAGATCTAGTGCGAGATCCTACTCCAGCAGATAGGATCACTACCTGTACTGGAGCAAGACTTTTTCCTTTAATTTTTCTGGTAAATCTACTCATATTACAAACAACGCTTCCGGAATATGTTGTACTACAGATCTTGCATAGAATTCAGCCAGTGCATTAAAATTATCAGTTTTGAATGGGGTGTTTGCCGAGACTGATTTTTTAAATGCAATTTCTTTTACTGGAATTTGATGATCTAGACCAATTTTCATAGAAGACAAATAGTTGTACTTATTATTTTCTATATAATCAGAATAGCAAGCTCCAACCATATCCCCTTCTAGGTATTCCATGCACTTTTCTATAAAACTTGACTTATATTCAGTTCCTGCTGTGAGAGTGAAGAATATATCTGTTGTACTATAGAGATAGCTCACACCATAATTCTTCAACTCTTGATCAAAAAGTTTATTTAATTTAATGCCAATTAAATTTAGCCCATGATCTTTTTTACTGATAATTGTGGCATCATTGGTATACTCTTCGTCATATCCACCTCCGCAGCACGATTTGAAAAATGCTTTTGATGTTTCCCATTGAGTGTCGGATGCAGAGTTGAAAACCAAACATAGATTGTCTGGTCTAATTGTGCTTTCCAATACACTCACTACGGACTGCACAATATTTTTTTGATTATTTGAAACTGTTAAAATAACTGATTTTATCATGATAATGCACTCCAATCAAAGATCATAGACTCTTGTTGCTCTTGCACCTTTTCAAAAAAGGTTTTTAACTCTATAGTGTCATCTTCTAATACTTTTGGCTTGCTACCTTTTAAATATTTATAAATAAAGTTAAAAAAGCAAGTATTGTTTAGCGAATCAGTATCACTATCTTTGATAAGACATGCAACTTGGGAATCTTGTATGATGAACTTTTGAAGCAGATCTTTTACAGATGGATTAAAATATTGACCAACTATGTTAACGTAAGTCCAGCCATTAGCTAAGCTCTTTGTAAACTTGTCAATACATTCAGTGTCTAAAATATTATCATAGTTTGTAATGATGTTAAATTTAACATTTGGAATATTTGTATTAATAAAGTCAATTATCTGTTTTGATAATTCTTCAGCGCCATTACTAATTCCAATCCAGATTGGATTTTTAGATTTGATTGCAAGCAAATTACTTAATAGACTTTCATATTCAATCTTATCTTTTAAGATAAAGATGTAGCCCAATTTTACATCGGGCTTATCATTTTTAGATAAACATACTCTACCAAGTTCAAAAAATTTGCCATCAGATTCTTCAATGCCCAAAGAGTCGGCTAGGTTAATTGCACATCCAATTTGCTTGTCGTTTTGAATAATTGCATTTGGACAATCTTCACATGAAAAAATACTCATGATACTCTTTGGATCTCCATTCTAAATTCAATATTGTTTGCTTGAGCCGAAACTAATTTAAAACCCGGAAAGCTCTTTAATAATTCAAGAACTAAAGAATTAGTTAGCAGCGATTTAAATCCACCCGCATTTGCCACAGCTTGATTGAGAGACACTATATCTGAATTTTTCCTGTACACATAGCAAAGCAAGTCAAAATCTATATCAACAATTGAAATAGTTCCTCCTAGTCGTGTTTTCTTTGCTACTAATTGCATTGCTCCAACTAGTTCATTTAGTTGAAATTTCCTGAGAATATTATCTAATACAATAGAGGTGCATTCCGAGTCTTCCGCAACAAAGTTTAAGATCTGAATTTCTGTAATCTTTTTGTATGATTCATCATTGATATCTTTATCGCCAATATAAATTTTCATATTAAATTAAATCCTTAATTAATTCACAATTGCTATAGTTAAATTTACGAACGCTATCAGTACAATTTTTAGAAATCTGTGCATACGATTCTTTGTCTTGCAAAAAGGTGTTATACAGTAATCTCATTTTGTCCTGCAAGTCCAAGACATCAATTTCAAGCCACCTATCTTCGCAAGTATAGATATCTGGTATTGCATCTACTGCACCAAAACAAGAAGTTTCATGCGACTCAACTTCAAGTCCAGAGAAATTAGGTAAAGCATATTCACCAATTCCAATGCCAGAGGTATATATAGGAGTGATGCCGAGAGCCATCGCTTCCATCGCTGGATAGCACCAAGCCTCTCCTCTACTTGGCATTACAAAAGCATGACATTGTTTTGCAATTGAAAGCATTGCTTCTTCTTGTATATAGTCGCATACAATAATTTCTTTCTTGTATAGCGACTGCTTCTTAATTTTTGCCCTTACTTCATTGCAATAATTTTGAACTTCTGGAAATGGTCTTCCGTAAGTTTTGATATACAGATTAACGGGTTCTATATAATCAAATTCTGTATGAAATGCCCTTAGCAGTGCTTCAATATTTTTTCTATGACAAAAATCACCAATAAACATAAAGTTAAAGGTGTTTGCCAGTTCTGATATTGAGGCGCTATTAGGAGTATTCCTTACTTTTTCAAAATTAAATGTGTGTGGAAAAATTCTTGATTCAATATTATGAAATTTTAGACATCGCTGAGTTCCTTTATCGGGAACTAAAATCTCATCCATCATCTTAATATTTTTCAGCCAAGGAACATTTGTAAAATGAGTATTTTCCAATACTACAAAACCAATATTCTTGACACCCCCATAATACTTGTAATCTACAGGAAGAACATGCTGAATTATAACATCATATGAGTCTGATGCCTTTTCTAGCAGTCCTGTGATCTCAGGCTCTAGAGTATTACTTAATGTGTTGTACTTATTCTCAGAGCAATAAACGTCATATCCCGCATGATGCAAGGCTAAGGCATTATAGGTGGACGCTTTCGCCCACCCTGTGCCATCGGTAAAATTACCAATATACTTTATTTTCATTTAACACCCAATCTTTCAATTCTCAATTGTTCCCATTGATTAAAGTTATGCGCGATTTGTTGACACATTTGATATGCTTTATTAAAATCAAAATCTTCAGCCCTTCTCTCCATGTCTGGATGGGCAAAGTCATTATAATAATATCCCGGAATCATAGATGTCATTGAAATTCTATGAGAAAGATCTCTTACTATTCTCTTCCACATGCTCTTATTTAATAAATCCACTCTTCCTAAAACATTGATAAACAGCCAGTTGGCCTGTTCGACCGCTGGCATATTCAATAGGTCGTTTGGAATCTGTGTTGCAGGATTAAAAATACGACTTGGCGAATACCATGTTTGCTTAGGATCTTTAGTTGGGGTACTTAAGAAGTACTTTAACCACTTGGCAGCAGTGTAGTCCCAATTATAAATCTTCTTAGCATTTTCATGGCATTTAGTTGCTGCATATTTTCTTTTAGTAGAATCATAAGCTAGAGTTTTAATTATGTCTGCTAATCCTTGATTGTCTGGGACTGCTCTATTACATCCTGTTTCTAACTCTTTGTAGAAACCGACAGGCTTGACACCAATCCCCTTGATATTATCAATCAGCGATTCCATTGCAGAGTAATGAACAGATATCACTGGTGATCCTGCGTATGCAGCTTCTAGTTGAGGCATTCCCCAGCCTTCACTATTTGCCCATTGAATATAAGCATCAAAAATATTGTATACTTTATTTAAGTCAGTATCATCCATTTTATTAGAGATACCAACTAATGTTGATGCAAACATTTGACAATCATTACAAAATGCTAACGCATCATTAAAGAACATCGGCTTAATCTTTCCGCACTTTTTACACTTGTATGTAAATAGTACCCTGTTAGAAAGTCCATTGTCCTTAATGAGATCTGGAATGTCCCATCCAACATCAGGATACCCAGTATGGCAATATAAATATACATTGTTCATGCTAGGATTCTGATCTAAAAATAACTTAAAAGCTTTAAAAAGATCAGGATATAATTTTCTTCTTTGGTTTCTCATCACAGTACCAAAGATAATTGCGTCTTGATCAACACCCATTTCTTCTCTAAACTTTACTTTATCTTGTATAGGATAAAATGTATCGCTAGCACAAGGCGAAGCAACATCTACAAAGTTTAAATTCTTAGCTTGCTTCTTCATGGTATCTCTACCAAATTCAGAATAAGCAAATAATCCATCTGCATCAGAATACGTATCCATCCATGTTTGATTCTGAGGTTCTGCATCAACTGTTGGCATAATCGCCCAATTAAAGAAATTTCTAAAAGGAGATCTTTCTTCAAATTCTAACATCCACCAGTCGCGAATATCCATTACAAAATCTGGCTGAAAATCAATTAGCACATTATTAAATGCAAACTCACCAAATTTATTTGACATTGATGAGTTATAAATATTAGTTGCTTCTTGGTCGCTTGGAGAGGGAGTATTCGGATAGAATCTCCAAGTTAGTGACTTTATCTCTTCAGATTCAGATGTTGCATAGCATCCAAGCTCAGCCACTTCAAGTTCTGGATGTTTTGACAATCTGCTCAATACTTCTTTGGTATATACTGAATATCCAGTTGGATGAAAGGACGCTTCAGTTACAAATAAAACTTTTTTTCTTGACATATTTTATTCCATCTCATAGTCTTGTTTAATTGAATTACATCCCGATGATTTAAACGTCTTAACTCTAAAAATAATTTTCTGGCGTTTTTGATCATTTGACATCCACTTATGTTGGCGAGCTTCTGCTTCAATAATAAGTAGATCGCCTTTCTTGAAATGTTTTGCAATAGTAGTGGCTCCACTATCCCATGCTTCAAAATCAAGAAAATCTATTCTTCTATGTTTTTCCCCACTCTTATCTTTGCGATAGTCCTCAACTGCAAGAGAAAAATTCACAACATGCGTACCATTGATTTCCCTGAGATCGGGATCATTGGCTAACTTACCTACAAAACAGCAAATATTCATAACCTCAAAACTCCTAAATTTGTAACATGTTTTTAACAACTAGAGATTTGTCCTTTTTCTCTTGGACTTCTCCATATAATAATACCGTGTTGCCTATAAAAAGCAACTTTTTAAACCTTTCAAATTCATCACAAAACAAAGTAATTGAATCTAATTGACCAGTATTATCTTCTCCGCATACAAACCCCATCGCCCTTCCTATGTTTTGCCCTTTTTTAAGGGTATACTCCTTCACTTCATTAATTCTTATCGCCAAGCAAGCATCTTTCATTGATGTAACTTCACCTTTTGCTATCTCTGCACAGGTAATATTTACATCATCTGATGACATATCTACCTTAGAACAAGTTAAGGCACAACCCATTAACTTTTGTTCCACATCAGCAATCCAAGTGTAGTCGTCTTCTATAGAATATGGTGGATTATCTAATGCTTGATATAGATCAATAACAGCAGTAATGCGCTTGGAGTTGATTTTATCATTCTCATTAATCATGACTTTGAATAGATCTTTAAAAGTGACATTCTTTAAAGTCTTCCATCTTTCTAGAATCCATCCCTGCTCTTTAGCAGTTAGCTTATTCCAAATATCGTATTCAAAAAGCATTCCATTTCTAGTAAGTTTATTATTTCTACCAGTGAAAGCTCCTACGCTCACTAATGATGCGAAGGCATTTTTCTTTACGTGATGACCAATTAGAAAGAGGCAGTCAAGCCAGTTAAAATCTTTCAGCATTTTATCTGAAGAAATGATAGCGTCCTTAAGGATTTTCTCAATCTTATCCTGTTCTCCCTCACCTACGCTTTTAACATTGCTATATCCAAAATATATAATATTCTTTGGCTCATCGCGAGTGAATGTTCTATATAAAAAATCTAATCTAGGAGGCAATACGTCAATGTTTGACAGTTTTGCATCCATGATTAGTTCTTTTAATTCTCTTTGTTTGTCTGGTTTATTATGGGCATGATTAAGATATGCCTCGTAAAACTTTAAAGGTAGATGAGTTTTACAGTAAGCAGATCGAAAAGAGTTGATAGCATAAGCAACTGCGTGACTCTTGTTGAATGAGTATCTTGCAGACGCTTGAATCCAGTCAAATATTTGTGCGGCAGATGTATCACTCACTATCTTCTGATTCTTACACCCATTAATAAATTTTTCTCGGACTTCTTTCATAAGTGCGGAATCTTTTTTACCCATAGCTTTACGTAATGAATCGGCTTCTTCAGGCGTAAATCCACCCAAAGCTGTAGCAATTTTCATGGCTTGCTCTTGATATACAATAATACCATATGTATTTGATAATAATGGCTCAAGAGCATTATCTACATACCTCACTTCGTCTATCTTCCACTTACGATCAACATAGTGCTTTGTCATAGATTTACCATCTAACATAGCTTCTAATGTTCCGGGACGAATGATAGAGATCAAGTCTGCCAATTCTTCAATATTTCGCGGCTTAACTCGCTTTGCCCAACTAGAACCTAATTTAGATTCTAGCTGGAATACGCCTTTAGTCTTACCATCGCTAATCAAATCCCAAGTTGCTTCGTCTGTGTAATCATCAATATTAAAAACACCCATTAAACGTCCTTTCAACACAATCGTTGACTGATGTTATTTTCATAATGTAATATCCATTTGTACATTTGCAAACGATTTTTCAAATTTAGTATTGCTACTATGTCGTCTATGGTATTTTAAGAACCTGATGAAGATATTAGCAGTGTCAATAACGTCAGACAACGCATCGTGAGCATTTGCTTTTGATTCTTCTGAAAAGCCAAGATACTCTCGCATATAATTCATATTCAACTTTTGTACGGTCTCATGATCTTCAAACCACATAAACAGGTTATCCATCATATCAACCTTAAACACTTGGTTGAATAATTTCTGACGACCTGTCTTCTCTTCACAAGGCCCATATAGCTTACAATATCGCTGTACAATTGGCAAGTCATAATTATTAATATTATATCCAACCGGAATTGGAGCATAGTAAGGACTGCCTTTAGGATTATACTTATTTACAAAGTTAATGAATTGCTGCCATGCTACTTTAGGCCCAACGGCTTTTTCAAGTTCTTCGCGGGTTTTGCGAGTGACTTCAAGAGCTTTCGCTTCAACCGGATCAAAGCCAGCGGCGATAGCCTTCTCGTCGTCAAATTCTGGCCTTACTTCGATGTTGAAGGTTCCGCCGGGCTGAAGAGTCAACTTCTTCCCGTGGACCACTACAGCGGCAATCTGCGTCAATTGACAACCATAAGGGTTGATACCAGTGGTCTCAAAATCAAAAACAATATAGTCGCGATATGTGTTCAATGCCATTATTTTCTCAATTCTATAAATTTATCAATTGCTTCATTTAGATCGTAAAATATTTGTGAGTATGAATTGCTATGGACTTGATAGATGCCATTCTTTTTTCCGCGATACCAAGGAACATGATTCCTAAGATCACAAAGCGAAACATCTTTATAGTCAATATCATTACCATCTCTGATAACTGTTGCATAGTCTAAAAATCTATTATTCATGTGTAATTTCCATAATTTTATCCAATAGGTTAACGCCAAGGACATCAAACTTTGTTAGTCCTACTTTATCTAAGTCATGCATTTCAAATCCCACAATTGGATTTCCATCCTTATCCTTAATTAATGGAGCATCGTTAATAAGATCATCGTTAGAAATGATGACTCCAGCAGGGTGTTTGCCTTGACTTTTAAAAGTTCCTTCTATTCTTATAGCAAGATCAAACATATCTGACAACTCACCAGTTAAATTTCCCTCTTTATCTCGCTTGCACCACTTTTCTAATTTATCTGGTTTATTTTCAAGAGTCCAAAGAATAACAGACTTTATGTCCATCTCTTCAAGCTCGTCCGAAATGCTTGCCTCTTGTGGTAAACTTTCTGTAATCTCGTTTAGTTCTGAGAAAGACAGGTCGGCGTAAATACGAGCGACTTCTTTAATCACTGATCGCCCCTGAAGACGACCAAAAGTAATCATTTGAAACACTCTACTGTGACCATATTTATCTTTAAGATAATCAATAATTTGATCTCGATATTGTGATGGCACATCCATATCAATATCTGGCAGTGATATATTATCTTTACTAAAGCGTCCAGCATTTAGAAATCTAGAGAATAGAAGATCATATTTAATAGGGTCAATTTCAGTAATTGACAGTAAATATGACACTAAGCATCCTCCAGCCGAACCTCTTCCCGGTCCCGGCAACCATCCATTATTTCTTACGTGAGTAATAATATCTTGAACGATTAAAAAATACCCAGCAAGCCCAAAGCCATTAATAATAGATAATTCATATTTTATACGATCTGCATACTCATTACGCTTGTCACCTTTGAGATGTGATAATTTTGATCTCCATCCATTTCTACATAATTGAGTGATATACTCTTCTTCTGTTTGACCTTCGCAATCTACTTTAGGAAGTTTAGGTTTACAGAAAATAGTATAATCTTCAAGCTCAGAGATTAGTTGCTTAGTTCCAAAGTATTGTTTTTGATGAGGTATAATTCTATGCACAGGATGAAAGAAATAATGATCAGAATCAAAGAACTTTTTATATTCTCCCATGTCTATATCTTTAGCTCTTTTAAGTGTTGTCTTAAAACCAGAACATAATGATATCCTATGGAGAATAACATCCTTTTGTTCTGCATAATATACTTCCATCAAAGCAAGATCGCTATCTTTATAGAATTGCAAATCTTTATCTTGATAAAGTACATTCTCGCCAGATACTAATTTTATAAGAAATTTATATCCAGCTAATGATTTAGCAATGTAGTAACCATCATCAGCTTTCCAACCAATGATGGGGACTACGCCTTCTTTTTTCATACAGCTAAAGAACTCTACAACTCCACTCAATGAGTTATCAGCAAGCAAACAATGAGTGTAGCCAAGCTCTTTGCACTTTTTAGCTGCCTCATCTGGCTTGATGAAGCCTTTCAATAGTGAATAGTGAGTCGTAATAGCTGGTATTATCATTCAACTGCTCCGGGATCTTTATATGTTCCGATAACAAAACCCGGCCTAGAACATTCGGCAACGGTTTTTGTCATTCCAATAGTATGCAATTGTTCTTCAACGTGATGACACATAGTTTTATCTGTTCCGGGCCATGTTGTCTTGAAATAGTGGCAGAGTTTTTGGCATTTAAAATTATTTCGATCTTGTGATACTGGTTTAGGCTTTTGGTTTGCTTTGATCTCTTCGAACATTGATTTCAGAGTATTATTAAGGAAATACTCATCATCGTCTTTGTCAAAAGCGAGCGTAAACGGTCCACCATCTCTACAGAAAAAGATAGTCATTAATGTATATCTATACATAGGGTATAGTTTACCAATAGCATAGTGATATAGTAAAAGCTGAGTATCTTTCATCAGTTTATCATAGTCCTTGCGTTCTCCAGTGGCCCAATCGAGCCTCTGGCCAGTCTTCCAGTCGATTACTTCTATTGTACCATCTGGTAGCTCGGTGACAAGATCTATTGTTCCTTTTATCGCAAGATTTCCAGAAATTGGTCCATCTGGCCCATCAAAAGTAAATTTTGCCCAAGGCTCATTAATTGGAATATCAAAGTGAGGCTCAGTATCAATAATCTTACGATTACGTGGATCAAACTGTCCTTTGTTGTAGGGCAATGTATCCCAAACCATTTTATAGCAAAATTGATAATCTTTCTCGTTAAATTGATTATGCTTAGAATTAGATTTGTAAAATTCAAAACTTCTATCTAAGATTTTATTTACAAAGTCATCAGTAAATAATTCATCTTCTGAAAAATAAAAATCACCCAAGGGTTCCTGAGTGATTTTCATTTTAGATCTTTTATTAAATTGAGTCCTCTTTTTACATATTGCTAATGTTTCAAATACTGCGTGCGTTATTGTTCCCAAATCTGCTTTGAGATTGCTTGGAGATGGCCACCCCAAAACGTAATTCAAAAAATATGACATTTGACAATACTTATATTGACCTAATGAAGAACTCCGAAAGTATGTGGTGAGCAATTATTTTCTCCTATATTTAGTAATTATTTCGCAAAAATCTAAAAAATCTTTTTCTAAAATATCCATCTTCATTTTATTTATAGTTTTATGAATCCATTGTATATTTCCTTCGACGTATCCTTTACTGGAGTCTATTCTATCCAGAGATGCTGTCTGAACTGAAGTTCTATCTAGCCTTGAAGTGCAAAATGACAAGCTGATGCCAGACAATGCGCATTTATTATCTTGCTTAATTAATACACTCCAAGCATATTCAATAGATATTTCAAAACTTATTTTTCTTCTTTTTGCTCCAAAAATTAATGAGTTCCAATAATCAATTCTAATATCTTTGTATAGCATTTTACGTTTATTATTAGATACGATATATTTTTTAGTTTTTGTAGTTTTTCTTATAGGTATATTGAACTCATGCAATTTATCTAGAATACTAGATTTTCTTTTCATACCTAGCTCTTTTGCAATATCTATTGCTGACAAGTCTTCTATTATATATTTTTGATATAGCCAATCTTTGGTTATTTTATTAGTTATATTTTTTAAGCTATCTCTTGATAAGCCATATCTTTTAATAGCTTGAAATACAGAATTATCTGACTTTATGTCATATTTCTCAGCTATTTTTTTTGTGCTTAGTTTATTATCGATGTACTCTATTTCAAGCAATTCTTTAGTTAAAATATCTTTTGGATTCATGGCAGTCTCCTATGTTGTGTTATAGTACCTAAATACTAAATACTATACACAATACATAGGAACTTTTAATCATTTGATTGACATCGTGCTACTCTTTCTTATGGGTTTTTCTGGCGGAGGTATAATGACCTTGTTATCAAACCATCCCCAACTATCAATAAGTTGAACTAAATGCTGACACGATTCTTCAATTGACATATTTTGATTATCAATTATTGCATCAAATCCAGTATAGTTATCAAGAGCAAGTTCGCTATTATGATTATCTGTCCCTTTAACAGTTCGTGTTAAGCGGATTACTTTTCCGCCAGATTTTTGAACTGCTTCAATTTCATTTTCATATCTTGCATCGGATATAACTGCTAAATTTGATTGCTCTGCATTAATGTCTTTCATTAATCTATCTGTCCAAATGTCTGGATAGATTTCTCTACAGATATCACTTCCAAAATACTGCATAAATTCTCGACCAGTCATAAATCCAGATTTGCCTTTAACTTTGATTGGCATATTCTCCCATTTATATTGCGTAGGTTGATTCTTTTGCTCATCAGTGCCATATACCATTTCTTTTGGAATATCAAAAAGGCCAATAAGCATTTCTTTTAATGCGGTTGCAAATGCGTAATGCTTAACAAAAGGCCATACATTATCCATGGCCCAAACTACATATTCAATATCAAGTCTGGTAACATCAATTTTACCTTTCCCCTTAACAATCTTGCCGCTTTCTTCTCTCGTATTTGTTTCAATGACAAGATCACCCGTATCAGCAATTTCAAAAGATTCAATTAAGTTATACGACTTAAGTTGATATCCATGTATAAAGTTACAGAGTGTATTTTTACCAGCTTGTTTTTTACCAGAAAATGCTAAAATTTGACCCATTAAAAAAGCCCCTTAATTTGTGGTTTTAACTCTTCTTCAATTTCTGCAATCGACATATCTCCAACGTCTTTTTTAGATATTGCAGGATGGAAATAATTAAATCTTCGTCCGCCTCTTTCCATTATCCCCTGTGCCGCCTTTTGCCCCGCTTCATCGGTATCGGTTAGAATTACAACATTCATCACTCCTAATTTCTCAAGAGCTATCAATTGATCTTCACTTAAATCTGCACCAAATATACCAACTGCGTTCTTTATACCAGACTCATAAAGCCTCCACACATCTCCTTGTCCTTCGACAAGAATAATGCTGGAAGTCTTTTGTACATGAGGTTTTGCAATCCATATGCCATATAAATAGAAAGACTTTTTAAAGCCTTTACTGTTCATCCATTTATATTTTTTGTTGTTCTCGTCAAGTGTCCTTCCTACGCATCCAATATAATTATTGTCTTCGTCATAAACAGGAACGACTGCTCTATTGTGCATCTGTCTATTAGGATTATAACATTCTCCAACATCAAAGACAACGAGAGTCTCAGGCTGAAAACCTCTTTCAATGTAATATTTTGATGGTATTTCCAGAGAGGAGATTACCTGATCTCTCGATATATTTAATATTACTTTCTCAGGTTCACGGACTAAAACTTCCATGAGTTTATTATTATTATAAATACTCTCAGATATCTTTTCTTCTTTTATGTCTATCAATTTTTTATTTAAAAAAGATAGACAATAATTAATAGCAGAGTAAAAAGTTGCTTCTTTATTCTGTCTAATAGATAAAACACCCTTTACGAAACCTATAATATTTTTACCATGATCTCTTTCGCATCCATGAGTCCAGCATACCCAATTACCTTTTGAGCTAGTGCCATCAGTAAAGATGCACGCTCCTTCTGAATTATCGCCACCATGAACTGGACAAGCAAACGCAATCCTATTTTCAAACTCAGTATAATCAACTTTTAAAGAATCGAGAAGTCCGGGAATTTTATCCGATAGCTCTTCACATATCGAATAAACTTTCTCCCGACTGATCTTCCCGTTCTTCGAAAGGGGGTTGGTTGTCTTGATTGCCATTATTATTTGCTCCAGCTTTCAATTCATTCCTAGTATACCATTCTGATAATTTAGCAGTTGCACCATTCATTTTAATATTGATATAATCACCCTGTTCCAGTCCTGAACCGTGACGTGTTTTTATAGGAACCAGCTTACGATTACCATTCTGATCACCATCATCTGCTATCTCTTCATCGCTTTTTACTTGGAATTTTGCAACTGTAGTCGCAAGCCATTGCAAACGATCTGATTGAGCAATCTCTTCCTCTCTATTAAGCTGCACAAATGATAAGCATGGAATATCGTACTGAATACAAAAATCATTCATTTTAGTAATTTGAAAACCAAGAGCTTGATATTCTTGCATTGCTGCACCAAGTCCAGCAGAACTCATTAATTTGAAATAGTCATAGATAATTAAGCAGTCTTTAGTCTTGCCATTATCATCAACTCCTACGTATTGATGAATCCATTTTTTCATAATGTTAAGGATGTTGTCAAATGGCTGACCAGCAATTGATATATAGTGATATGGAATATCTTTTAAGAGTTTTGCTGATCGAATGACGCTTTCTTTAGACATAAAATTTGTAGCAAATTTACCTTTAGCAATATCATTAATCTTAATATTACTTAAGTTTGCAAGCATACGATTTCTTTGATCTCCAATATCCATTTCTGTATCAAGATAAAGCACGGGGATATTTAGTTTGCTTGCTACGTGTAATGCAACATTTGTTGAAATAACACTTTTACCAACACCAGTTCTAGCACCAATCAAGCAAATGGATTTTCTTCTAATCCCGCCGCCTATAGCTTCGTCAAAACGGTTGAATCCAGTGGGGATACCAAGGTAATCAACAGGATTGTCGATAAGATATTGAACGTACTCATCTATATTTTCTCCAACAAGCATGGTTTTATTTGTATGCTCTTTATAGGCAGCAGAAGTAATGTCGATAATTGGATTCTCTACGAGTCCAATGATATCTTCAACGCTTTCATCGCCAGTTATTTTATTAAGAGCTTTATCACAACCAACTAGAGCTTTTTTAATATCTCTGGCAAGTTTTAACTTTGCTAGTTTTGCAGCAAATTTAGGGATGTTGTCTTTGTTAATGGGAAAATTAAACAGAGATCGGATAAATCCCATCTCTGTTGTCTTATTGATTAATTCATAAACTCCCAATTTCTGGGCAGTGGAGAAAATTGTAAGATATTCAATATTTTGATTACTACTTACAATATCTTGCAAACATCCAAAGATGACCTGATTAAGCTCATGCGAAAAATAATCAGGTTCAATGAAGTCTAATTCTACATACACCTCTAAACCGTACTGGCAAATGCCAGCCAAAACTGCTCGTTCAACTGGTAAATTTTCTAGTACAGCTTGGCTCATGTTACTTCACTCCGTATAATTTCTTTACAATTCGTGGCAATTTATTATAGGCCGCAATAATTTGTTCAGCTTGATCTTCTGTCAATTGACGATTTTCTACAGCTAGATTTTTTTCACCAATCAATTGATTATTCGCTTCAAGTAATTTCTTGTTTGAATCTAATACGCTATCAATATAAGATTGAGAGTCTGCAAGTTGTAGCTCATATTCAAGAATTTGCTTATCTAACTCGTCGATTCGCTTCTTTAGCTCTTCTTCTGCTGAAGTCCCAAATTGACGATTAGCAAGCTCATAAACGTGAATTGTTTCAATTTGAGCCAGTGCATTTTTAATTACTTCAAGCTGATTGTAAACATTTAATGGGTTCTTTTCTTCGTTCATTTTATTCTCCTTAAGGATAGATTCTATAGTTTGGATATACTGGATATACTGAGTATACGGGGTAATTTGGATACGTGTAATATGGGGTAGTGTACAGCACAGCAGGAGGCCCATAATAATATGGATATACATATGGTCTAATGATCGGAACTGTTGTAGTTGTAACTGCTATTGTTTGCGTTTGAATAACTGGCACTTGAATTTGGGGGTTAACAACAAAAAACTGGCTAACAGTTGATGCTGCCAAAAATACTAATGTGTTAAGCATTTAAGATCTCCTCTGTAAAAAGAACTGTGTTCATAAACTCTTGTATTGCTTCTTTGCTCCGCGATACTACGATATAGTATTTGATTTGATCTTCTGGGGATGTTGCTTCCATGACCCATGCTTTCTCATCTATTCGTTCGTAGTAATCAGGAGCTTCCGCACCTATCTTATCATACAAGTCTGTTGGCAAGTTGTCAAGTACTATTTTTTTATTTTCTATGCGAAAAGTCTGAACGGCTATTGACTGCTTTTCCATCTTATTGTCCTACTGGCACAGGTATGCCAAAAAAGAAATGTCCTGCCAAAAAGCCCACAATAAAACCAAAGAAAAATGGAACAACGGGCCATCTTCGACTCGTATCAAAAACGACCCAGCTAACAGTAGGTTTGCCTTTAGTTACAGCATAAATATCATATGCAACCAAGAAAAAGAACAAGCCTACTAGCCATATAAATGTAAGGCTAAATATTAGTTCTGTCATTCACATCTCCTATCTTAGTCCCAGATAAATAATAGAACACAACACAAAAGTAAAACCCCATAAAAATGATAAATCCGCCTACGAAGAAATCACTCCAAGTCATTGTCCAGAACTCCCAAATCCATTATCCCCGCGAGAAGTCTCGTCAAGAGTTTCTACTTCTACTGCGGTAAAATCAGGAATTACTTGAATTAACATTTGTGCAACTTTATCTCCCGTAGAATAATATTGATATTCATCACTGTGATTTACTAGCAATACCTTAACCTCTCCTCGATATGGAGCGTCAATAACTCCTGCCATTGTATCTAGCCCCTTCTTTACGGCGTGGCCTGATCGTGGCCAGATAAGACCAACAAAGCCCTTGGGAATAGCTACAGAGATGCCCGTAGAAAAGAGCTTGCGTTCGCCCGGAGCTAGCCTTACGACTTCCTGCTCGTCAGAATATAGGTCCAACCCTGCATCAAACAGATTGGCCTTGTCTGGCAATTTTGCAGTCCCTGTAAGACGCTTAACTGGTAATTGATAACTTAAATATGCACTCATGATTTTCCTTTCAATAGACAAGATTCACAACGATAAAATTCTCTTGCGTATAGAGGCAGAACCTTTTCAGCCTTGCCGCACACTTCACACTTTTGTTCTACTTTAACAGCATCAATTGATTTTCTACTTCTTTCAGTAGGCTGAACTGAAGGT